GTGGACTAGAAAACCTGATGAAAGCATTCTTTTGCCAAAAAGGATTGTAACTAATTGGGTTGCCTTGAAAAAGGTATGGATTGCTTATCAGGATCAAATGGATCCCGATAATCCAAAACTTAGAGACAACAGGTCTGGTGGGCGAGAAATCGCACAGCACAGTTTTGTTGTTATTCTAAGCTTGGGTGTACTAAAAGCGACGCGGTTGATACCCGCCTCCACTTGAGTAGACCCTTAATCCTTAAGCAAGGTTTAAGAACTGCTTTTCTATCCTTTATGAATAAAAGATATCAGCATCCACTATATCAAGAAATTGATATAGATTTAGCTAGTAATAACTACGTTATTGTTGATCCAGTCAACAACTCTGGTTTAGTCTATCTGACTGCCAAAGATTATGTTGCTGCTTCACAAACGTGGGCTAGAACTGGGATGAAAGTTACTGTTTTACACAGTCCTTTCTCTCGGGCTGACGCTGTGGCTCTTAAATCAATGGATTTAAAAGGCCCATCTTCAGATAATAACTCTAAACCCCTTTTAGGAGTTAATAGAATTTTATCTAAAAGATCTGTTCTTCTAAACATGCTGGCAGGAAGCTGGGATGATATCAAAATGATCTCTCTAACCAATTCTAACGGATTGGGTCTTCTTAGATTTTACTTGAGAATGGTTATACCATTATCAATGGCAAAATCTTTGAAAGACGTCTCTGGAAAAATGTGGTTAACGGCTAGATTCATTAGTTACTTAGTAAGTTTGTACCATAAACATGGTCCTTCTTACGTAGTTACTTATCTGAAACTGAACCAATTAGCGATCTCTAGGGCTATCGGAAGACAACCCTTGGGAACACTGAGAGAACTTGACGATAAGTACATACACCGAAGATTAAGTAGATCAGGATTACCTCGATTTATCCCTGTTGGGGATAGAAAGAGAATCTTATCTGGTTCTTCAAGAACCATTAGATACTACTTAACTATTTTCGGTTTGTACAGGGTACTTCAGTCCCCTGCTGTACCTAAATTGTCAACAATCACAGATCCTATGAAAGCAGAATCTTCCCTTTTATTAGGTATCAATTCTTTCTTTTTAACTGAATCAAAACATTTATTATCCATCTTTACTAAATATAGTATTGAAGATTTAAATGTTTCGAAATGGTTCAACTTGAAATCAAGTTCGTCCGTTTCGAAGGTTTCTTGGCATTCGGTTTTTACTTCAGCTTTATTGCTGAGAAAATCTTATGTCGAGGTGTATAATGCTTTAGTCGAGTATGTTGAGTTAACTCAACAGGTCGGTAAATCTATTATACTACCTTACTTTACGATTATCGAAAAGATTGGAGCTTGGATTGACGGAGAATATCCGTCACCCTTCTTCAAACCTTTAGAAAATACGTTAAGAATAGAACCTTCGGCAGGGCGACTTGCATGTAAAGTCGAACCAGCAGGAAAAGTTAGGGTTTTCGCAATGGTAGATATTCTTACACAGAATATCTTACATCCATTACATTCGATTTTATCTCGAATATTGAAAGCCCTTCCTAACGATGGTACTTTTGATCAAGAAGGTATGGTTTCCAGAGCTGCTGATAAAGCAGCAAAATGGAAAGCCTCCTACTGTTACGACCTTTCGGCCGCAACTGATAGATTACCTATCATGATTCAAAAGACTATCTTGACTGCCATGTTCAATGAAAGAATTGCGGAATTATGGAAAACTATCCTTGTTGATAGACCATATCTCCTACCTGATAACGAGGTTACTCGGTTCATCTTTAAGGATGACCCTAGTCCTCTTGGTCAAGAATTCTTCTATTCTACTGGACAACCCATGGGTGCTCTGTCATCATTTAATATGTTAGGTATAACACATCACATGATCGTTCAATATTCAGCAAGTCTAGTTAATCTAGACTCTGAATTTTACGAAAACGGATGGTGTATAGCCTATGAAGTATTAGGTGATGACATTGCTATTTTCCATAAGGATCTAGCCGAACAATACTTAAAAGTTATGGACGGTTTAGGAGTAGCCATTAATGTAAAGAAATCTGTTATCGATGTAAAGGGTAAAACCCTTGAACTCGCTAAAAGAACTATACATCATGGTGTTGATGTTAGTGCAATATCTTTTAAAGATATACTATCATCTGCTCCTTTCGTTCAAAGATGTGCTATTGTTGAAAGAGTAACTCGAAGAGCTACTGTTAAAACACATTTAGCAATATCTATACTTTCACAGTTTTACGGTGAAAATCCTTCCCTTAGATCTTCTTATATGTTATTATCCCTTTTCTTAAAAGGATATAATGATAAGAAAGTATCTTTAACTGATGTATTTTTCTTATTATTTTTAATGAGAAAATTTTCAGTTGCGGGTCTTGGAAGTAGCATGAGCTTCAGTAAGGAATTTACGAATACTCTTTATGCAGTTGTTAATAAAATTTATTATCAAGGATTAACATCCTATACTGCAAAAGATAATTCTCTATTTCCAACCATTCTATGGTTTGAATATGGATGTGAATTCTTTTCTCTTATTCTTACTCTCGTTCCGATCCTTAGATCGGACCTTGGTAGAAAGATTAAAGAATTCATGCTATTGGATGATTCTGTAAAAATAGTAGAATCGGGTCCCTCTCATTGGGGGAACCATATGTCTCTTGATAGAGGTTATATGGCTGTCATTTTAGGTCATATCTATTCAGATAATGAAACTAAAAGATACTCATCTAATATGGTTTACAGACTTCTTCCATACCACTTTACCCTTAATTTTATTAAGGATATATGTGGATTGAATAGCTTAGAAAAGTTTAAGGAACAAGTTAAAAGCATTAATATGCCTTTAGTTACTCCTTATACGGATCTAGTTCCTCATTCGAATCCTTTGGATTATCTATTTTTAGATAAACCCAGAACGGTTACTCTGAGTGATACGGCTTCTATAAATGTTTCTTGTCTTGATGATCTGCTGTACATTTCTGAACAGTTAGATACTATAAGAAAGAATCATATGGAAGTTTTCTTCACTCCAGAGATTACTGAACCGGTATTCAAACCTTTAGCGGACTTCTCTGGTTATTATGATAATCTTAAAGATATCATTGTTAATAATCAGATGACTGTTCCGTATATAGAGGAAGAATATTCAGTTCTTTATGACAATTATATGGATTTTTGGACTGTATATCATATTTATGATTACATATCCCCTTATCTATATAATAAGGTCATAACGATTGAAGGCCCAACATGGGTTTCGTCAATGACTCAGTTAGGATTAAGAGACAGCGGTGCTAATTAGAAACTAGTCCATACTTCTATTAATTCCAGAAGGGTTGATCACCTTACCATCCACGGTATTACTACCTGACAGTAAGAAGAAAACAACTTTTAGAATCATTTTCTTGGTTCTAACTCCATATCTATGTACGAATCTGTGAAGAAAAGCAGACGAAATGTCCGAATCTTACGACTACAGTACATGGATAGTCTTCCAACTTAGG